TTATAGTGTTCGGTATATTTTCTAAAAACGTAAGATCGTTTTTTACGAAGCTCGATATTGAGGTGTTCTAATATAGCCTCAAGTTCTTGCAACTGGTTAAACCTATGCTCGACAATTCCAGGCATTTCTCTAGACAACTTTTCTAAGTTGCCTTTCATGCTACATTCTATCCTGGCTTTATCAAGCTGGTCTTCAAAGGACGAAATACAATTAACCAATTCACCTAAGTCTTCTTGTATTTTTCTATACCATGTACTCATCAGTAATCGAATGTTTCAGGGTCTTCTCCATCTAAATAATCCTCGTCTTCGTCTTCTTCACCATACATATTTGCTAATACTCCATCCATTACTCCATCATAGCCTTTTAATTCTTGTACATTATCTTCAATAACGAATCCGTTGTTATCAAATTTTTCTAACAACTCTTCACATACTATTTCATGATCTTTATTTGAAGAATATGATTTTACTACATCCCATAAATCATGAATTAAATGGACTTCCTGTTCACTCATTTTCATCGATTACCTCCTCCGGTATTACATCATCGTTATTTACCAGAGGAGCACCATTTTCTTTGAAATCATCTATAACTTTTTGCAAATTTTCATGATTCCATCCCTTACGGAATTCTTTTATTTCTTCACCTTTGGCAGTTGTATATTTTAGTTTATTACCTTCTTTAACTATAACACCTGCTTTTTCAAACAAGTCCAAACAACCACTGTACGGATCCATTCCAGTATCATATGGAATTTTAATTTGTACACTTTCAAACGGTTTTGCAAAACGGGTTTTCATTACTTTGCAAGCCGCTCGTATTCCGCGCACATCTGTAATTTTGTTACCTTCCTCGTCTTCTTTTAGTTTTAATTTTCTCATTGCAACTACAATACTTGAAGCATATATAAATCCTTGTCCTCCACTAATTTTATCGTCTGGGTCAAACATATCTTGAGAGGCATATGTATGATTACAAACAACCAAACCAACTGGATTCCCTGCAAGTAAATTAACCGAATTTCGTACTAATGCAGAAAGGGCCTTAGGTTTGCGACCCATGTCACCTTTCATGTCACCTTTTTCAAATTGATCTTTATCTGTCGGTGTAAGTAACATACCCAATGAATCTATAACAAACAATACCTTTTGTCGTTCTTCATATGGTACATCTGCATATTGCTCTCGGTAGCCTTTCATAAACTCACTAATAAACTTGGCAACTTCATCTACCATTGATACGCCAAATCGTAACAATTTATCTTCTGAAATGTCTACCTCTAATGCCTGTAACCAATCAGAATCAAGTGCATTTTCAGAATCAAGTATGATGGGGAGGATGCCTTGTTGTTGGGCATGACGCACTAAGTTACCACTGGCAATGTAACTTTTTCCGCTTCCGCTTTCACCAGCAAAGCAGGTAACCCTCCCCAATGGTATTCCTCTATTGAAGTCGCCAGATATTAAAAAATTAAGTGCATAATTACCAGTATTAATCCAATCTATGGGGTCATGAAATCCTACGGACATTCCTGGTACTGCTTTTGTTATACTTTTTCGAAATTTTGATATATCAAATGGTCTCATTTTTTTCCTGTAAGTAAAGGGGGACCTTCGCCCCCCTTGTAACTAACTATTGTGCTTTACGATCGCGGATCATTTTAAGAATTTCATCTGCTGAAGGCTTTTCCTTTTCAGCCTTTGTTTCAACTACTTTCTCTTCGGTAGGAGTTGTTGATTCGGCAACAACTGTTTTAGTGGTATTTGAAACCTGAAACGAACCGCTAGGTGCTGATTTGTTAGTCAACTGAACACCTTGCGGTGTATAATACGAACCAAACCGATCAGGATCATACAATTCACCTGCAACTGATGACTCAAACATTTCAAAGATAATCTTAACATCATCATTGTTTGGTCGCTTTGGCATAAAATCGTTTAAGTTAAACAACCCATGCGTTTCGACTGCATCACGCTCAGTTTGATCGAGACTACGTTCTCTACGAGCCCAATTTGAAGTAGAGTAATCAGCATACTGACCTTTTTGAGTTTTAGTAAGTTTAAAGTCAGTACCTTGTTCGTAGTCGGTTGGAATTTCAGGAAAATCTGGATCCATAAGTGCCGTCGAAATAATTTTAAAAATAGACGGATTAATAACAAACCGACGAATCGGATTCTCTGGAGTTGAGTCTTCTTTCATAGGATTATCTACTACAAACCCTTGAAAAATATAAGATCGTTTTTTCCAGTACTTGCGACCTTCGTCTTCGAGACTAGGATCTTTAAACCAAGGACGAATTTCTGCATGTACAGGACATGCCTCGCCCCACATCTCCACACAAGGAACTTGGACTGTCACACTACGTGACTCGTCTTGTCCTTTAATACCGGGAAATGCCAAACGAATCATCTGACGCTCTTTCCAAAAGAACGTATTACTGTCATCTGCGTCGGGTAAAAACCGCATTGTTGCTGTGGAATTATCTGGGATGTTCCAGAATGCGTAAATTGCGTTGTCGGAAGCAAAATTACCTCCGAACTTTTGCTCTTTCTCCAAGAGCTTTGCTCGTATTTCTGCTAGTGTAGCCATAATTTCTCCTTTATTAGCCTAGTTGTATGTGCCTAAATTACTATTCTATGTATTAGCCTAGTCCATGACATACATCATGTACTTATTATAACAAATATATTTATCAATGTCAAGTCTTTTTTTTATCTTTTTCTTTTAACAGTAGTATAACTTATCTTCTCTGCCTCATTTGTTCTGACTGTACCATTCCTCCGACGCGGGAAGACTCAATTCCAACCTCATGTACATCACCACTCAACGAATCTATTTTAGTTTCTATTTTTATAGCAAAAATATGTGCAGTATCTTCCATTTGCTTGTGTAATCCTTTAATCGTTGCTAGTTGTGATAATACTATATAACTTAAAATTCCTAACATCAACCCTGCAATCCCATGTGTCTCGAGGATACCAATAAGTGAGTCAATCATTTTACTCCTTTTTGACTAATTGCCAATTTTTAATTGTTCGATATATTCTTTAAGGTTTTTAGGATTTATTATTTCGTTATTTTCGATTAATTTGTATGATACTACTTGTCCTTTACTATCTACTTTTAAATCTTTAATGTGAAATGCTTTTTCCGTAGCAGTTATTTTTTCCCTAGTTGATCCATCTTGTTTACTAAAGTAATTTTGAATCTCCATTCTTGTTGGTCCAGTATGTCCTTCACTAATACTTTCGCCGTAGTAGTCTTGATCTTCATCTGTACCTATTCCTGCCGAAGCCATATCAGCCAATTCCAAATTTTTGCTTTTTCGTAAATGTTCCATATCATCGATACTAAAATCTTCGCCATATTCTTGGTCTAAGTATTCTTGTATCCACTGATCGGGATCACCATCTCTTGCTTTAGCAATACCATATGGCATTTCGCCTGAGTTAACAAAATACCCATACAGTTCGTCATAAAACTCATCATGATTATGTAATAACGAATCACCACGCATTACAGATTCAAATGCTTCTCTATGTTTGGCAAGGATATTATCTAAACTTCCGCCTTCGACTTCTTTAAGTGGGATGCCTGCTAATATTCGTAAATCGTTTTCTGTTTTAATATCTGGAATCATTTGTATACTCCTGCTAGTTTTAGTATTGCTTGATCAGCTTCTCCAATACCGTCTTTAACTACTTGATGAGTTTGGGGTTTGTTAGATGAACCAGGTTGTTTGTTTGCTAATCTCAAATTGCGCCATTCACTATCATCACCTGCTCGAAGTCTTTTACCCATTTCATCACCACCATATATACCAGGCGTCCAATTATCAGAGGCTCCACCAACTTCACTCTGTTCCGGATCATCTATTACATTTACAAATGCCTGATCTAGCCTACGGGCATATTCTCCTTTTTCCTCGGGCTTTGCAAAACTATCTGTGTCCCATTCATCTTGTCTATTTGGGTCTGCTTCTTTCGCATTCCATGCTATGCGCTCTGCTCTTTTGGCAAGTAGTTCTCTTTCGTGCCTCCGAGAGTGAGGCGTTACCCCATGCCGACTCTGAGGTACGTTTTCTGGTCGTCCGTATTCAAAAAAGATATCATTGCTTGTGTACTTACTAAGGGACTCATCTACTTCATCAATAAATGCTTCTTCCATAGGGGTGTCTTGAGGGGCAGTTTGTGGAGTTTGTCCGGTTTCCATGATAGATTTGACTAATACCAATGATTCATTTTTTACTGGTACGTCATATCTTGGGTAATCAACTGCTATTTGCTTCATTAATGTTTGAATATTTTCATCTAAAACATGTTCAGCCATAAAATTAATTATATGCTGATTCTTTTTTGTAACATTATTAAACATCAAATTAGCAGGATTATCTGGATGATCGTCTTCTACAATTTTTACTTGAATTTCTCCTGCATTTGTGACTGCTTCTTTAAACTCGTCGTAGGTTTCAGAAATTCTACTTGCGTTGTTCATTTCTGAAACTATCCTAGCGACATATGGAAGAACTGATTCCATATCCTCATCAAATCGTACAACTGTAAACTTATCTTTTATTTCATTAATTAATTCTTCATCTAATTCTTTTTTAGTTTCACCTAAAGTTTCTACTACTGTTGCATAGCCTCTATGGGTAGACATACGCTTTAATGATTCTTTAACTTGGTGCAATCTAGTTTTAATACCATTAACAACAGGTTCAGTGTCTTCATTCATTAAACCATTTGATTTAGAATACCGCATAAATTTTGTAAGTCCTAAACTTTCTTCTGAGAGTTTAGTTATGTAGGCACCTACATTATCATACGGTGTTCCGCCTTCTGCAACATGTCTAGTCATTGCTCTGGCGGCCGCTAAATGATTGTACGGATATTTAAACCGCTCACCTGCACCATTCTCTACAAATAATGCAGTAATGTTTCTTGCACGAGAGCCTCTTGAGTCCTCGTCTATCGGCTTGTTATGCCGTATAACTAAT